ACAATTATTGCGGATTCGATCTCGCCAGATGATGTTCGTATAACTACATTTGAACTTGAGTACCCGCGCTTCATTCATGCGGAATTCATGACACACAGACTGTTCTCGCGCAACGCAGCCAGTTCCCGTGCCATTCCAGTTGCTAAGGTGATTGAGTTGGTCAAAGAGAAAACTGCCATGCCGATTCACTGGGGTAAGAACCAACCAGGAATGAGCGCGAAGGAAGAGTGTAACGAATATATTTGGAAATTACACCATAATGATCCTGATAGTAGAGAGAGTGCATGGCTTTTTGCTATGTACGGAGCAATCGAAGTTGCCGAAGCATACGCAGAAGCTGGCTACCACAAACAAATCGTAAACCGACTACTTGAACCGTTCACCATGATTAAAGTTGTTTGTACTGCTACGGAGTTTGACAACTTCTTCTGGCTGCGCAATCATCCTGACGCGCAACCAGAGATTCACGAACTGGCGCGAGTGATGTGGGAAGAGTACACAAAATGCGTTCCCATCAAGCTAAATCCAGGAGCATGGCATGTTCCATATTTTAGAAGTGGATTTTGGTCGCCTAATACGGAAGAAAGCCTAGAAGACGCATTGGCTATTTCATCATCGTGCTGCGCTCAGGTATCGTACCGCAGACTAGATGATTCGCTTGAAAAGGCTCGTGATATCTTCAAGCGTCTGGTAGAATCAAAACCAGTTCACGCTTCGCCATTCGAGCATCAAGCTACACCGCTGACCTATGGTATGGCTGGTGACATTCAGGTGAAAGGAACGACTGGATTTGACAATAAAGGTAATGCGTGGTCTGGCAACTTCCGACAGTGGATACAGCACCGTCAGTTGATTGATGATCATAGCTGTTGGTCTTACAAAAAATAAAACAAGGAAAACAAATGAAATCATTTAAATCTTTTATCTTAAACGAAGAAGAATTATCAGATGATAAACATGTTCATAGAATTGATAATACCAAGATATCGGATTTTAGTTCTAATATGAATACATATCATCATAAAAAAGATTGGACTGAATCTGCTTTGTTAAATAAAGAAGATACACCAAAGAAAGGTTGGAAAAAATCAACTGGTGTATTTGCCACAGACGCTCATAGCGTTGCTCCGTATGCATCGCCAAGAGGTACTAATTTTGTTCAACACTATGATCAAGACGGAAACTCGCAATTAGCTTTTGATGAGAAAGATAAAGAAAAAATTAAAGCTCATAGACCTATTGTATCATCTTTTCCAAAGGAACGATTCAAACACATAGAAACATCTGGTGAATCTTTTTCTGAAAACCCTGGGAAACCAGAAAAACAAAGTACAATTAAAAATCCTGTGAAGTTTATGCAACAAAATGGACATAACGTACAGTTTGTCCCAGATCTAAAAGATTACAAAAGAAACTTGGAAAAAAACAAAATAGAGCACAATTCCGAAGGGCTTTAATAATACAATCAAATAATGGAGTAGTAAATGGAAGATAAAATTAACGGGATAAAGATTGACTATTCTCGTGATCAGTTGTTCGATTCTCTTGGCATCAAGCGCCTGAAAGAATCATATATGACACCAGATGAAGTTTCACCACAGGAACGTTTTGCATTCGTTTCATCGAAGTTCTCGTCCAACCCAGAACATGCGCAGCGCCTGTACGATTATTCATCAAAACATTGGTTGTCATATGCAACCCCAATTCTTTCTTTTGGTCGTACCAAGAAAGGTCTTCCGATTAGTTGCTTTTTGAATTACATGCACGACTCTTCAGAGGGTCTTGTCGATACTTTATCTGAAACCAATTGGCTGTCGATGCTTGGTGGTGGTGTTGGTATTGGTCTTGGTATTCGTGCGTCTGATGAAAAATCAACGGGCATCATGCCCCACCTGAAGATCTATGACGCATCTTGTTTGGCTTATCGCCAGGGCACGACACGCCGTGGTTCCTATGCTGCCTATCTGGATATCTCGCACCCAGACGTTATTCAGTTCCTGGAAATGCGTAAGCCTACTGGTGACCAGAATGTTCGCTGTCTGAACCTTCATCATGGTATCAATATCACCGATGATTTCATGCAGATCATCGAGCGTTGTATGCTGGACAAAGATGAAGACGATTCATGGAAATTGATCGACCCAGCTTCCAAGGAAGTGCGTGAGGTTGTGTCTGCCAAAGATCTTTGGATGAAAATCATTGAGCTGAGAATGATGACTGGTGAGCCATACATTCATTTTATTGATGCGTCCAATCGTGCAATGCCACAGTTCCTGAAAGACCGTGGTCTGAAGATTCATCAGTCGAACCTTTGCTCTGAGATCATTTTACCGACAGACAAGAAGCGTACAGCCGTGTGTTGCTTGTCTTCTGTCAACCTGGAATACTTTGATGAGTGGATTGATAACCCGTTGTTCCTGAAAGACATTGCAGAAATGCTTGATAATGTGTTACAATACTTCATTGATAACGCACCGAATGAAATCAAGAGAGCCAAGTATTCGGCTGCTCGTGAACGTTCTATCGGTATCGGTGCTTTGGGTTTCCATGCATACTTACAGAAGAATGGTGTTCCATTTGAGTCTGCTTTGGCTAAGTCAGCAAACATGAGAATCTTTGGTCGAATGCAATCACTCTTAAAAGTGGCTAATCTTGAGCTTGGTGCAGAACGTGGTGAAGCACCAGACGCAGAAGGCACTGGACAGCGTTTCTCGCATATGCAAGCAATCGCACCAAATGCTTCGAGTTCGATCATCATGGGCAACACATCGCCTTCTATCGAGCCTTATCGTGCCAATGCGTACCGCCAGGATACCCTGTCTGGTGCACACTTCACTAAGAATAAGTTCCTAGACAAAGTAATTCGTGATGCGTGTGAGTCGGATGCTAAATTAAACTATGAAGATATTTGGTCTTCTATTACTGCAAACGATGGTTCTGTACAACACTTGGAGTGGATGAATGAATATACAAAAGATGTATTTAAAACATCAATGGAAATTGATCAACGCTGGCTGGTCGAACATGCAGCAGATCGTCAATCTTTTATTGACCAGGGTCAATCCCTTAACTTATTTTTCCGTCCAGATGCTAACATTAAGTATCTTCATGCTGTACACTTTATGGCGTGGAAGTTGGGATTGAAGACTCTGTACTACTGCCGTTCCGAAAAGATCGGTAAGGCTGATAAAGTATCAAAGCGTATCGAGCGTCAGATCATCAAAGAGATTGATTTGAAATCAATTGTCGATGGTAATGATTGTTTAGCATGTGAAGGTTGATATGAATCCTGATAATAAAGTAAAACACCAACGTAAGTCTTTGGCTTTTATTGTCAGGACTCACAACGTAAAAGCAGAAGATTTCATCAGGCAGATAAATCTTTTGAGCAATTTCTATGATATTGATATCTATTCGTTCTATAGAATCCCTGCGATCATGAAGTACACTCAGTTCCCGCCAGGAACGGGTGTACAGAACTTCCCAGCGTTTATACCGAAAGGTAAGTATGAACTGGCATATCTATATCTAGACGATAATGCCAACAGCTACACCATGCAACAAAACCTAAAGAAGCTTGGAATCAAAACACTAAGCAAAACCGTAATCCGAGAAGAAGCACCCAAGAAAGAAGAAAAGGAAGAAAAAGAGAATGACAAAGCAGCTGACGCTACAAGACAATCGTTCGTACTTTAAGCCGTTTCAGTATGCGTGGGCATACGATGCGTGGCTCAAGCACGAACAGAGCCACTGGCTTCACACAGAAGTACCAATGAATGAAGATGTGAAGGATTGGAAGCACAAGTTGACTGGCGGAGAAAAATATTTTCTAACCAACATTTTCCGCTTCTTCACCCAGGGTGATATTGACGTTGCTGGCGCTTATGTAACCAGCTATCTGCCACACTTCCCACAACCAGAAGTCAGAATGATGCTTCTTGGCTTCGCTGCCCGTGAAGCCTTGCATATCGCTGCATACTCGCACCTGATCGAAACGCTTGGTCTTCCAGAAACGACCTACAACGAGTTCCTGGAATACACTGCGATGAAAGAGAAGCACGAGTATGTCGAGAGTATGAACACTGGTGATGTATCCCAAATGGCTCAGAACATCGCGGTATTCTCTGCGTTCACTGAGGGTATGCAGTTGTTCTCATCTTTCATCATGCTTCTGAACTTCCCACGTCACGGTAAGATGAAGGGTATGGGGCAGATCATTACCTGGTCTATTGTTGATGAAACTCAGCACACCGAGAACATGGTGAAACTCTTCAGAACATACATAGAAGAGAACCGAGAAGTATGGAACGATGAATTGAAGGGACAACTCTACACAATCGCCAGTAAGATGGTTGATCTGGAAGACAAGTTCATCGATCTGTCGTTCAATATGGGTTCTATGGAAGATTTAACATCAGATGAGGTTAAGAACTACATTCGTTATATTACGGACCGTAGGCTCATTTCCTTGGGGTTGAAAGGAATCTTTGGTATCAAGAAGAATCCACTACCTTGGGTCGAGCATATGATTAACGCACCAACACATACAAACTTCTTTGAAAACCGTGCAACGGACTACGCTCGTGGTGCATTGTCGGGAAAATGGGATGATGTATGGGCTTAAAGGGAAAACTAATGGACGAACACAGATGCGAAGAATGTGAGTCATTATTCACAGTTGAATTCGTAGATGGTCTATCGGATGGGGTAGTTTCCTACTGCCCTTTCTGTGGCGAAGAAGTATCTGATGGTGAAGACGAAGACTAAATACTGATTTAGTCTGGAGCTTCACATGTGGTTGTATAACGGATCGCCAATAGAAGAGATCCCTGATGGTTACTATGGTTTTATTTACCTGATCGAAAACAACGAGTCGGGTAAGAAATACATCGGCAGAAAATATTTTACTGCTGCGAAGACTCGCCAGGTCAAAGGTAAGAAAAAGAAGTCCCGTGTTGAGTCTGATTGGAAAGGCTACTACGGGTCGAGTGAAATCCTATTAAAAGATATTGATGTTTTTGGTAAAGATAAATTTACCAGAAAGATCATACGCTTATGCAAGACTCGCGGTGAAACCAATTATTGGGAAGCCAAATTGCAGTTTCATCTGAACGTTCTTGAAGAAACACTTGCAGACGGATCGCCAGCATGGTATAATGGGAACATCCTGGTGAAGTTTACCAGGAAAAATATCGGTAAGATTGACAAAGCCGATAGCATTGTGTTATAATCCCCTTCGCCAATTACGGCAAATTAAACTATGGAGTTTATCATGACAAAATCCGCAAAATTACTGAAAGCCCTGCAAAGTGGTCGTTCCATGACTGTCGAGCAGATCCGCACCAAGTTCAACATTGCGAATCCTCGCGCAACCGTTTCTGACCTGAATGAAACCATCAACAACAGAATCGTTGCCACCCGCACCAAGAAGAATGATGGTACTGTTTCGTACTCGCTGAAAGGTGCAACCACCGCCAAGAAAAGCAACCGCTAATCTTCGTGTAGGCTAAATAGAAATGCCCACTAGAATAGTCTGGTGGGCATTTCTAATATTGAGGGAACTATGTTTAAGTCAATTATCAAGTGGGTATACAAATCGCTGGGTCTGAGAAAGTATGATATCCGTGATGAAAGACCATCACCTGTTGTTGTTGTAGAAAAGAAAAAAGAGGGCGTGGCTGAAGAGCACTACCTTCTTACGTCAAAAGCAAAAACAAAAAAACCAGCTGCCAAAAAACCAAAAGTTGCTGCTAAGATTACAGCAACCAAGAAAAAGCCGAAAGCCAAATAAAAGAAGCCAGCATTGAGCTGGCTTTCTTTTTACTTGTGATATGATCCGTACAGACAGTGTGCCATTTCATGTCCCAGGGTCATAACATCATCATCGTTTATTTTATCTGGTGGTTTGATATGAATATCACACTGATATGGTGCGTGTAGATCCCAAGCAGCCCACCCTAAAGATGGATCCGTTGTTCTTGGTTGTTTGTTTTCTCGCTGAAAACGCTGTAGTGCTCTTGTAACATCACCATACGATTCGTGCTCGTATACTGTTACTGTCATTGGCACACCAGTTCTATTGTGCTCTTTTTGCATTGGTGTGTATGATTTTTGTTGCTCACAAGAAGCAAGTAACAGAACTGCAATTATTGCACTTATAGCCCAGGGAAATCTCATGGCAGTTTAGCCAATTGGAAATGCATACCATCTGGTGTTGAAACCCAATCGCCACCCCAATCGAAGCCAGCGTCTTTGAAGCACTTAACGAAGCCAGCCGACAGAGTTGGCTTTTTCTTCCAACCGTTCCATGCTGCGTTCAAATCAATTGCTAGTCCCCAGCTGTGTAGGCTGTGTGATGCATTGCCTTTCTTTTTACGAATGTTAAAGCAACCATCCCAGGTTTTAAGTTCTTTAGTTAGACCACGAGCAATCAAATTTCTGAATGCTTGTTCTAATGGTTTTACTAGATCTCTATTGCAATAGACTCTCTTTGGGGCAGTTGGAATAGCAGCTTCAATATCTGCTGGGACATCCCAGACCACCATGCCTTTTTCCAATTCAGGTGCGCCATACTTGGCTAATGCTTGTTTACTTGTTACCATGTGATCTCTCCTTATTGACTCAAAAGTATTTATATGTTATAATGGCTCATAGGCATTAATATGGACTTTTTATGGAACTAAACGAATTAAATAAGAACGCTATGGGCGGAACCGAACTCATGATGAAGCGTTTACACGACAGCATCGACCAAGATCTCCTGGATCGTTTTCAGATCATCGGATCTCGTGTCAGGGAGTTGAAGGAAGACAAGGTAAGAATCCTGTGGCTCCACGACCTTCCCGAAGATCCTGAATCGGCTCACCTGGCTAACGGTGGCTGGAAGAAGTTTCACAAGCTGGTATTCGTATCGAACTGGCAGATGCAGCGTTATATTCAAGCTTACGACATTCCGTGGAGCCACTGTGTGGTCATGCGCAATGCTATCGAGCCTTTCGGTGCTGATGCCCTGGAGAAGCCAGACGATGTTATCAATATCGCCTACTGGTCCACTCCGCATCGCGGGTTGAATATCCTTATACCAGTGTTCGAGAAGCTTGCCGAAGATCACGATAATATTAAACTGCATGTGTTCTCCAGCTTCAATCTGTATGGCTGGGGTGAACGCGACAAACCGTATGAAGAACTGTTCGAGCGTTGCCGTCAGCATCCGAAGATCGAATACTACGGGTCGCTACCAAACGCAGAGCTTCGTGAGCACATCAAGAAGATGCACATTCTGGCTTACCCAAGCACCTGGGTTGAGACTTCGTGCTTGGTGCTGATGGAAGCCATGTCTGCTGGTCTGAACTGCGTACACTCCGATCTGGGGGCACTGTATGAAACTGCTGCCAACCTAACTACAATGTACCACTTCGATGAAGATCAAAACCGCCATGCGGGATTGTTTTATCAAATCATGCGTGGTACTATACAAAGTAACGAAGGTTTCAAACGTAATGCTGTCGTTCAGCAAGCCTATGCTAACATGGCACACAGTTGGGAATATCGAAAAAGCCAATGGGAAGCCCTGTTGTTGAGTCTGAAAGATTCACCAACCGATCTACCGAAAGACGATGTTGAATACTTTACTTATTCTATCTAAGGTATAACTATGAAAGCGAAGTCTCCAAAAAAACGAGTGACCATTACTGATAAGTATATTGGTTCTGAACCAGTCATTATTGGACAGCCGAATAAGGTGGAACTGGCTAAAGCTTTGTCTTGGTACAACTACATGTATGATGCCAAAAGTGCTAAAGAATACATCATCGATTATATGAAGAGTAACTCGTTTTACACAAAGAACGATCTTCAGCGTGTTCGCAATTGCAGCGATAACTATTTTGGTATCACTGTCCCAAGCCTTGCCAGAATGTTGACAAATGGAACTGAGTTGTGTGAAGCACACACTCACATGGTCCACCACATGATCAATAGCGCAATCATTTCAAAGTTAGACACCGTAGAAGTAATTAATGAACAACCAGGCAATACCGTCAGCGTCCGTGATCGAGTCGAAAACAAAGCGAATCAAGTCATTAATGATATCGATCAGGTTGTTGACCTGGTTCTCAAAACCCGCAAAGCAACTGACTTTTCTTCTTATGACTATTTTAGGTCTAATGATCTTT